TTTCCAGACCCAGCGCAAGCCGCAAACGCTAAGTTAGAGTTGTTAAAGTTACAACAGTCAGGCGATTTGGCTACTATGACCGCACAAACTGACATTAACAAAGAGGAAGCTAAAAGTGCATCAATATTTGTATCGGGCTGGAGACCAGCAATCGGGTGGGTATGCGCGTTGGCACTGTTCTACCAATATTTATTAAAACCGCTAGCCATAGGCATACTACCTACTTTTGGTATTACTGCTCCGCCATTACCCGGACTTGACGATAATTTATGGCAGCTTATGATGGGCATGCTAGGTATGGGTGGTTTAAGAACATTTGAAAAGGTGCAAGGAGTAGCAAGTAAATGAACACTAAAGATCACATAATGTTAATTGCTTCATGGTCGCTTGTTTGCGTTATTATTGCCATGTTGCTTATGTTTGGCTTTGCTGTAATTGACCCTAATGTCGATGATGCAAAAGTATTTGAAATTATTGGACCAGCTTTTCAAACGGTAGTTGGTGGGTTTATTGGCTTAATTACTGGGATTAAAATAGGAAGTGATGATGATAACAAGTGAACAGTTAGTTAAATTAGGTATTGATGAAAAATGGTTGCAGCCATTGAATGACACTTTTACTAAATTTGAAATTAATACACCTGCAAGAATGGCTAGTTTTATTGGTCAATGCAAACATGAAAGCGGTAACTTTACGCATTTAGAAGAAAACCTTAACTATTCTGCGGTTCGTTTGGTGCAGATATTTCCTAATCGTTTTAACCTTACCAAAGCACAAGATTGTGTTGATAAAGGAAAGCAAGCTATTGCGGAGGCTATGTATGGGCATCGTTCTGATTTGGGGAATACTAAAGATGGTGACGGAGGCGCTTTTTTCGGAAGAGGTTTGATACAGCTGACTGGTCGTGCTAACTATACTTCTTTTGCAACAGCTATTGATAAACCTGAAATTATTGAAAAGCCTGAATTATTGGCTACACCTGAATACGCTTGTCTATCTGCTGGATGGTTTTGGAATACTAGAAAGTTAAATGAACTAGCCGATAAAGCAGATTACGTAACTATGACAAAACGTATTAATGGTGGGACAATTGGGCTAGCTGAACGTGAAACAAATATCAGCAAAGCATTAACTATATTAGGGTAAACCATGCCATTACAAAAGTTACAGTTTAGACCGGGTGTTAATAGAGAAGGTACTGATTACTCTAACGAGGGTGGTTGGTATGACTGTGACAAAATTCGTTTTCGTTCTGGGTTTCCTGAAAAGATCGGTGGTTGGGGGCAAGTAAGTCCTAATCAATATCTAGGTGTGTGCCGTAACTTATGGAATTGGGTAGATTTAACAGGCAATAATTTTTTAGGTGCCGGCACTAATATTAAGTATTATATTTATCAAGGCGGTACTTACAACGACATAACACCATATATAGTGACGGGCTCTTCTGTAACTATAACCACAAATGGCACAACAACAGTAACAATTACAGATGGTGCTTACAATCCAAGTGTCGGCGATTACATAGTTTTTGGTGGTTCATATACTGTAGGTGGGTATGTCTTTACAGGTGAGTATGTAGTTAAAACCGTACCTTCTTCTACAACATATACGATCACGGCAGCAACAGCACCAAGTGCAGCTGGACCAACTGCGGCGGTAGTTAACTACGAATATCCTATAGGTAATGAAGTTTATACGGTAGGTATTGGTTGGGGTGCGGGTCCGTGGGGCGGTATTTCTAGTCCTGTTTATGTAACTTTAGGTTCAAATCCATTTGCAGCAACATCAGGAAGTTCAGTTGTAACAGTTACGCAAACAGCGCATGGTATGTCTAACGGAACTTATGTAGCGTTTACTGGGGCTACAACTTTTGCGGGCATACCTGCTTCTATGCTTAATACGACCTATGTTATATCAGGTGTAACAACTAACACTTATCAGATTACCTTACCAAGCTCTTTTACTGCAAGTTCTACTACATCTGGTGGTGGTTCTGCGGTTATTGTTTTAGAAGGTCTTGGAACTCATGGTTGGGGCTTAGGTTATACCTCTGGAGTTGGAGTTCAATTACGTCTTTGGTCATCAGATAACTATGGGCAAGATTTAGCGCTTGCACCTCGTGGTGGTCCTATTTATTATTGGCAAGACCAAAACGGTGTTGGTACTAGAGCGGTATCATTATCTTATTTAGCAAACTTCTATGGCTATAGTAGTGCTGCTGTTCCTGTACAAACACTTCAGGTTTTAAGTGCGCCGATTCAACAATTTTTAATTGCTATGGGATCTAACTCATATTCAGGTGGTGGGTTTAATCCTTTGCTTGTGCGTTGGTCAGATCAAGCAAATCAATATCAATGGGTGCCATCAGTAACTAATCAGTCAGGTGAATTTGCTTTATCAAACGGTTCGCAGATTATTGGGGCAAGAACAACCCGTCAAGAGATTCTTATTTGGACAGATTCAGCCTTATACTCCATGCAGTATTTAGGCGCGCCGTATGTTTGGGGCTTCCAAGTTTTAATGGATAATATCTCCATCATGTCACCTAACGCTATGATTACAGTAAACAACGTGACTTACTGGATGGGCGCTAATAAGTTCTATATTTATTCAGGTACAGTACAAACCCTACCTTGTGCAGTACGTCAATATGTGTTTGATAATTTAAATCCAGACCAGTCTTTCCAAGTGTTTGCTGGCGCTAATGAAGGATATAATGAAGTTTGGTGGTTCTACTGCTCACAAAATTCTACAAAAATAGACAGTTATGTCATATATAATTACTTAGATCAAGTATGGTATTACGGTACGATGGGTCGCACCGCGTGGATTCAAAATGGTATTGAGCAGTATCCGATTGCCGCCGATTACAACGGGCGTTTGTTAAACCATGAATTTGGAGTTGACGATAATGCTACCTCAGCTACCTTGCCTATTGATGCTTATGTGCAGTCCTCTGATTTTGATATTGGTGATGGACATAATTTTGGTTTTGTGTGGAGAATATTGCCGGACGTTAACTTTAATGGATCTACTGTCAATGCTCCTTCCTGTACGATGACGGTTAAACCAAGACAAAACTCAGGAACACCTTACGGGCAAGCAGATAATCCACAAGTTGTTAGTGGAAATAACTATGCTAAATCAAGTGTTTATAACGTACAGCAGTTTACAGGACAGGTTTATACACGTTTGCGTGGTCGTCAAATGGCATTTAGAATTGAGTCAAATACAGTTGGAGTTGCTTGGCAATTAGGTAGCCCAAGAATAGATATCAGACCGGATGGGCGTAGATGACAACTCCATTAAAAACCCTAACGCTACTGCCACCAAAAGCACCAAACTTACCTGTTGCACCGGTAGACTATACACAGCAGTATCAAGATCAAATTCTGAATGTTTTGCGTCTTTATTTTAATCAGCTTGATAATTTTTCAAGTGGGCTAACGGTTCCTCCAAATGGAACAACCTCACAAAGACCAACAGTTAAATTACAAATTGGTCAATTTTTTTATGATACGACGCTAGGTATACCTATTTGGTGGAGCGGGAGTGCGTGGAAAAATGCTTCCGGAACGGCAGTTTAAATGTTATTATATAGTAAATTGAAAGAGGTCTATTTATGAGTTTACAACATGTAGCTAAACATCTTGAGGATCACGGACGTGGACCGGATAGTAAACTCGTACATATGTCAGACAAAGAATTGGCTGGTTTACAAAGTTTAGCACAAGCTCATGGTAAAAGTCTCACGCGCAATCCGCATACTGGACTACCTGAAGCTGGCGTTTTAGATTCTCTTTTACCTGCGGCTCTTGGTATTGGCACAGCAATTTTTGCACCTGAGTTATTACCTTTTGTAGCTGGAGGCGGTGGTTTATATGATTACGCTAAAACTGGTGATGTAGGTAAAGGCTTGATGACTGGTTTAAGTATTTATAGTGGCGGTAATTTAGCAGAAAGTTTAGCTGCATCAGGGGCAGCATCGGGAGCAGCAGCAAATACAGCTGCTCAATTGGGTGTAGAAGGTGCTTCAGCAGCGCCGGGATCTCAAGCCGCACTATTAGCAGAACAAAATGCAGGTATGGGAGATGCTGGGTTACAAAGTGTTAGAAGTGCCGCATCAACTGCTGAAGGAGTAGGACAACAAGCAGCTATCCCAAGTAATGCTGCTAATATGGCTCAAGGGTTTTCAAATGTAACAGCATCTCCTAGCGCAGCAACTGATTTTGCTAAAGCTAATTGGAAATCTTTAGCTGGCGTAACAGTACCAGCGTTGTTAGCGCAACCACCCAATTCAGTAGGTGCTATCCCCGGTCAAACACCCGACACAGGTTTTAACGCAACTAGGTTAGACCCTAACTACCATCCATATCAACCAGCGCAGCCATCACCTGCGTATCAAGCACAATATAGAAACTATGTTCAAAATCCTTATACTGCTGCTACTGGCGGTATTGTTGCTTTAGCTGGTGGCGGTATGGCTATGGGTGGTCAGCCCGGTCAAATGTATCCAATGAGTCAACAAGAACATACTAACTTTATGGATCCGACTCAGTTGCCTGCAAGCGCTATGGCAGTAAGAGAATTTGAACCAGCCACAAACCCAATGACAGGCGATATGACTCAGGCTATGGCTAGTGGCGGAAGCGCTAAATCTAAAAAACCTTCATACACAAACGCAGCAAGTTTAGCAGCTATGTCTCCATGGGATGCTTCAAAAGCACAATTAAATAACGCAATGTATCAAGCACAAACTCCTGTAGGAGTAGCTCAAGGACCATCTGTTGCTGGCTTAGGTAATCTTAATTTAGCGCATGGGGGTGAGACATATAATTTAGGTTCTTACTCAGATGGCGGCAGATTATTAAAAGGTCCGGGCGATGGCATGAGTGACAATATACCTGCTAAAATTGGTAAACATCAACCAGCTAGATTAGCTGAAGGTGAATTTGTAGTTCCTGCTGATGTTGTTAGCCATTTGGGTAATGGGTCTACTGATGCTGGCGCTAAGCGTCTATACGCTATGATGGACAAAGTACGTAAGGCAAGAACAGGAAATCCAAAACAAGGTAAACAAATTAAAGCAGAAAAGTATTTGCCAACATGATCAAAGTTCAACCTGTAAATGTAGAATATATTACACAAATTTGGTCAGCGGTTGCTTCGTTTATTGATCGTGCTTTAGAACATACGGATGATTATACGACTGACCAAGTTAAAGTTTTTTTGACTACAGGTTCTTGGCTTTTGTTGGTGGCAGTAGATGATTTACAACAGATTCATGGAGCAGCTACAGTAGCTTTTTCTAACGGCGCAAATCATAGAACAGCTACTATAACTACTTTAGGCGGTAGAAATGTTGTAAACAATAATGTTTTTGAGCAAGTGTTAACAATTTTACGCAGAATGGGTGCAACAAGAGTGCAGGTATTTACGAGAGACGCAGCTATTAGGCTGTATGAAAAGGTTAAGCTTGAAAAGAAGGCTACATTAATGGAGATTAAATTATGAGCGGCGGCGGAGGAAGTGCACCAGCACCAACAAATACTACCAGTACGGTACAGCAAACCAATTTACCAACGTATGCTCAGCCATATGTAGAGAACATGATGAGTGCTGCGCAGCAGCAAGTATTTCAGCCGACAACAGACGCTAGCGGTAATACTACATATACAACTACTCAAGCGTATCAACCTTATAGTAATAACCCATCCGATTACGTTGCAGGGTTTTCCCCTATGCAACAACAAGCATTTACAGGTGCGGCAAATCTTCAGACTCCCGATCAATTTAATACGGCAACTGATTTATCAAGTGCGGCGGGTATGGGTTCTTTAGGTACTGTTGGGCAAGCGGGTATGTATGGTGGTATGGGTGCAAGGGCGGGTCAACAAGCCGCTGGTTTATCAAATATGTACGGTGGAGCTGGAGCACAAGCAGGTCAGCAATATGCTGGGCAATCAGGCATGTATGGAGGGTTAGGGGCGCTGTCTGGGCAACAATATGCAAACCAATCTGCTGGAGCTGGACAACAAGGGGCTAACATCGGTCAGCAGTATGGTGGTCAGTCATCTGCATATGGTGGTATGGGGGCAATGGCTGGACAACAAGGCGCTCAAATTGGGCAAAGTTTAGGGCAAATGTCGCAAGACCCAAATGCCGTTCAAGGGTATATGAATCCTTATTTACAAGCTAGTTTAAATCCACAGCTTGCTGAAGTACAAAGACAGTATGATATTACTGGGCAAGGTGAACAAAGCGCAGCTACTCAATCAGGTGCTTTTGGTGGTTCCCGTGAAGCATTAATGGCTGCTGAAAATCAACGTAATGCAGGACTTGCTAAAAATCAAATTATTGGTCAAGGGTATAACACCGCATTTCAAAATGCTCAACAACAAATGCAAGCTGCTAATCAAGCGGCTTTATCAGGTAATGCACAAGCATTACAAGGCTACGGTATGGGGCTTCAAGGTGCTGGACAAGCTGGTAATTTAGGTTTACAAGGTAATCAACAAGCTTTATCAGGATACGGTCAAGCGGGCTCACAAGCATTAGCTGGTTATGGAATGGGTTTACAGGGCGCTGGGCAAGCTGGATCTCAAGCCATGCAGGGCTATGGTATGGGTTTACAAGGTGCTGGTCAAGCAGGTCAGTTAGGTATACAAGGCGCTCAAACAGGACTACAAGGTGTGGGTGCACAGCAAGCTGGGTACGGACAAGCTGGACAAGCAGCAAGTAATCTTGCAAACATAGGCGGGCAACAGTTAGGCGCTCAACAAAATATTATTAATCAGCAGAGTCAAATGGGTGCACAGCAACAGAACCAACAGCAGAATATTATCAATCAGGCTGTTCAAAACTATGCTACAGCACAACAGTATCCATATATGCAGTTGGGCTTCTTATCAAACCTATTACACGGCTTGCCGTTACAGTCAGCTACAACACAAACATATCAAGCAAACCCAACAACTTCACAACAGTTAATGGGTCTTGGGTTAGGCGCAGCCGGCGCATATAAAGCATTTGGGGGCTAATCTATGATGAATACACAACAAGCTGGACTAGGCGCTGCTTTTGGAGCACCGCAACAAAAAGGACAAGATTTATCTAATATGACTGCTATGATGGACATGTTAAAGAATGTCCCTGACCAAACTCTTGCTGACGTGTTAGCAGGAAAGCCAGTTACTTTAGATGTGCATGGTTCACCTATTCAGGTTCCTCAATTTGCGGCTATGTTAGCTGCACAAGGTCGTCAAGAATTACGCACAGCTATGGCTGGGCAACAAGCGCAACAACCATCAATTAAAGATCAGTTATTATCAGCTGAACAACAAGCTGCTCATCCGCAACAGATGAT